CAAAAATTCAGGATTTGTCTAATATTTCTATTAGCCGTGGATTATTTCCTCTCGCGGTTTTGCGAAGGTCCAGCTAGGATTGGCCTTAGCTGGTTGCTGGCAGTGTGGTCAGCACTGTCATAGTGGGTATGAATAAGAAATTCACAAGTGTGTAGTCGGGACCTGCACCGGCATGAAAGCCTAAATGCATGCCAGAAAGTGATGCTGAAGTTGCTCCCCTTACATAAGATTTCCAAGAGTTGCGATCATCAAGACTTCCGACTAATGATTCATCAAAAGTGTTAGCGACAAATTTGGCTGAGCTGTAGAATGGTACTTGAAAGTTGATACCAGCATTGGTGCGAGTGTTAGTGATAGCACCCGCTGTTCCATCTGATAACATACTTTCATAGTCTAATTTCCCAATAACACTTGCATCATTGCTTTCACTAGTTTCAAACTCCCCTAGTGAAGCAGATGTAGATGATCCATGCCTAATGACTCTAAGTTCATTTCCTACGGAAGAACCTCCTGTTGGAGAAAGGGTCCAATTTACTGAACCACGATTTCCTAAGAAAGGTGCTGAGATTATCCCCAACCAGTGGGGAAAAGCCCAATTGAAATTAAAATCTTCTTCTGTTGATACAACTCCCTTAACAGATGTAAGGGCATTTGTTCCATATCCCATTATGGGTGGGGTACGTTGCATCGCTGAAACTAATAACTTGTAATTAGAAGCTGTCTCGTATCCCTGGAAAGCAATAACAAAACACATACGATGTATCAAAGTACGTAATGATGCTACTTGCTCCCCCATATATGTGAGATAAAGTTGACCAGCAGGTGCGGGACAATGTCCTATAGGCACTTCTTCTGTTGTTTCTGAATCATTTGAAAGGTTACCATCTTGCAATTCGGTACCTATGCAGACTTGTTTATACAATTCTGCGTCTGGGTAAGCAAATTCCAAGTTCTCTGCTCCTCTCACGAAGACTAGTAAGTCAACACTTGCTAGTTCCAATGGAGACGTGAGAGCAGTTTGTACTCTACATGATATAGTTCCGTTGGTATAACCTTCTGCGTGATTATTTCCTACTCCCGAACCATAGGGCGTGTTAGTTTGTGTCATAGTCAGACAATATCGATGAGTTGCAAGCCACGCTCTATACTGTTGGTAAGGTACCCGAATTTCCACATCTGTGGATGGTTCGATATCTACTATACGTGTAAAACACGTCATTTGAGTATCCGAAGAGGCTGAAGCAGCCCCCGTGGGATCAAATGTAAATCTCAGACGACCTTTATGAAAAGCAGAGCAATTTAGTTTAAATCGGAAGATAATATCTCCCCGCCAGTATCTAAACATTGTCCCTATCCAACATATTGGTGTCATTTGAAGATTGAATAGCGTATCCCCATCTGCTACATACAGCTGTGGACCCACTGCACTAGTCCATAATAAGTCGTCTTCGTCATCTGTGTTGGCCCACTGAAAACTCGTTAAAAAGGACTCTTTTCTAACCAAATGTGAAATGACTAGTTCGTCAATAGCTTCTGTACCGCACACAGAACCATCTATAGATAATTCATTCTTACAATCAAGAGATAATTTATCAAGAGGAAAACCTGTATCTACAGTACTAAGAAATGGGAAGGGCCTGGGTTGAATGGCTTTCTGGTCTTCCACAACTGGTACGTTTGTATAGCCAAACAGCTTGGCTATTTTTGCTACAGCTGTAGCTCCAATGGAGGTAGCAGTAGCAAAAGGCCCAATTACGGGCATCATGGAGAGATTATTCGCAATATTGGCTATAGCAGTGGCTGGACCACTAACTGCACCATCTTTCTGATATTCATCTCCCCCTTGCATGGCGAGTGCATGTGTAGCGCCATACAAGATTACATCGGTAGCCCATGCATAGACACTAATAGTGATTGAACCATCTTCACCATTAGCACTTTGCAAAAGTGTAAGGGGCCTCCCATGTAAAGTTCCCAACTCTTGAAAAACAGCACCACCACCTGTAGCAATGAAATCAAATGGCCATATGAATGGCAATGTGATATCAGCAGATTGTGATGTCTGGGGAGTTATCAATACTTTTGAGAGTTGAGAAAGAGGAACATGAGATTCCTCATCTGTGTCATTATAGATGTAAGGACCGTAATTTCCGTGAGTAGCCATAGGCTGCCACGCATACATGTATGTTCCATAATAAAATGGCGAAGCATTAAATACAAAACGTACATGTAAATTACACCTGAGAAAAGCCCAATTATGTAACTTATATTTAATATTTGCATTATTAAAATAAGAATAAAAGGGATATATCGTATCATTATCATCTATAGTGTCAGTTGTTGCCCAAGTTTTTGTACCTATTTTGACAGGTCTGCTCATGAAATCACCTAACTCAGTAGATTGATCAGCTATCAAATAAGGCAGTTTTTCAAGTGTATATGGAACACTTGCTTGATTCGAAGAGGTTGCGTTCAAGAACATTGTTGTTTCTTGATCTAAAACTTCTTGGGCAACATTGGCGGATGTACCGCCAGCGGTTCTATTACTGTCTCCATTGGAACCACCATTGGATGCAGAGGAGGATTTGGCACCCCCCGCGCCGGGTAAATTTGGCATACCCATTATATCCATATTAAAGCTTGTTGCGAATCCTATATCGACACGGAGCTTGATTCATCCTTCCGTGTAGGGTCTGACTCTGACTGATTGAGAACGGTGTTAGCGTTTCTCAATGTTTCTCTCATAAGCCTAGTTAATGTCAAGTCATCATCAACTGGTAAACCATCATGAGAGCGAGGACTATTTGTATTTGCATACACGGGGTTCCTTTTCCGCTTTCCATTGCAGTTGGTAACTCTATTATTGTAGCAATGGGCACAATAAAAGAGGTTGTGGAGAGTATCCAAACGAATTCTAAATTCTACTGATGGTGATAGGCACATGTCACAGCTCATAGGGAATTCTGACTCACAGTAAACACACCCTAAGAACCACACATCATCTTCTATAGGTTCCCAAAACCTACATCGCTTACACCTTGGACATTGTGTTAATTCCGTGTTTGGATAAAGGCAATCGTCATAGCCACACCTATAACATTGCTCAACATCGTCCAATATTCCACACTGGAGCTCTCTACTACATTTTACATACTTTCCATATTTGAAATTATGGATCCTGTATAGTAAATACCCTGCTAAAGGAGCAAAATATATACTAACAGAACCAAACAATGTCATACAACAGGGCACAACAAAGATATAAGAGGTAGGTAAATTAGTAAGGCCTACTAGAACTATTGGAGCAAAACATATATAAACAACCATAGTATAACACGACAACAGAAAGACAAGGGTCTCAGTTTCTACGTGGGAATCGTTCTCCCCAACATAATAATTGAGATAAGATCCAACACATACAACCATAAAATGCATAAAAACTGTCACAAACGTCAAAAAGAAACGAATATCATCCAAAAGCCCCTCTGTCCAAGAACCACCTTGCATTTCTCTGCACTCAACAATTTCTTCTGCTATCTCCTCATCATTATTCAAAAATTTGAAGAGTAGTGTTTCCCAAGTGAACAGACCTCCTCGGGGTAGGAATGGTTCCAATTGGTATTTGGTAACCATCCTACAGAAGAAGGCCCTCCACTTGTCAAATTCACTCTTATCACCTAATGAAAGGTGAATAAGAGCACTTGAGATTTGAGAAATCAACTGTTCCTGCGCACAAAGGGCACTTGATGGAATCACATACAATAACGATTTATATATGGAGCTCTTCTCAAGAGGACCAACTATACAGCGGTGATGAGCACTGTATACAAAGCCTCTCTTAAGAAACGTACTTTCAGAGATATTTACAAATGGGACAGAAACTGCTTCCTTATCAGCCATAGTATAAATAATTCCCTGGGTACGTAAGAAACTTGCAAGTAAGGTATGATCAAACTTACATCCTTCTTTAACACCAAAGATATTATCGTCTCCATACGTAGCTAAATGCACATAATCCTTAAATCGTAATCCAGGATTATAATATATAAACGCCATACGCAACAATATACAATTTACGACACAATTTATTGTTACAGTCAAAGGATGACCACTAGGGTTCATACCAAAAACCATAACAATATCCCCATCTAGATTTACCATGGGAAACGCAACATCATGAGACATTACTCTCATAATGTTACATTCCTCATCCGTATAACCAGCCTTCTTCGCAAGGGCTATCAAGACTTCAAAAGCTTTCAATACAATAGCAGGACACATCGTCTTATCAAAAGCCTGATAATCTCCTGCACAAATTCTATCCTTCCCAAAAGAAGTCAGATGGTCATACAAAGCACACCATTGCTCCCCCATAGCATTAACACCAACATAGGCCTCAAAAAGTTGGGGCTGCTGCTGAATAGTTGCAACTAAAGGTAGATAATATTGTCGTAATATTATCGAAAAAGCAAAAGGTGAGCCTGTAAACAGACGAGTTTTCGACTGTAGAACCTTTGTCCTCTTTAATACTTCATCCTTGAGAGTACCCATAAAAATAGGAAATCCTCTCTCAGAATTAGCATAAAGACCTCTTAAGCGTTCTACTTCATCCATAATTTCAGGATGAGGAGTCGCCCTATCTCCCTCCAAGGTAATCAATGATTTCTTACTCTTACAATAAGGAAAACCAGCCGAAGTTGATCTCTTTATTTTATCGATAAATGCAATTCCATCAATGCCATTGACTGCCTGGTCCAGTGTTAGTATCTTAGTTTGATCATAAATTTCAGATGATTGCACGGCTTCTTCTATATACATAGAAGCTGCCTGGTCCATCAAATTAAGATCTAACACATAATCCCCTTTCTCCAAAAGGGGCTTCATTGCATTAATCCATGCTTCTCTGGTAAAAACAGGACCTGACCATAGGTCTTCAACACCTGTTTCTATCACATCATCATAAATTAATGTCTTCTGTACTTTAGTTTTACTAGGAAATCTTATTCCAGTACTACCAAATACAGAACATGCAGGTTCCTCAATCCTGCGCAAAACACTGTGCATAGAGAGGTCACTAAGTGGAAATTCTTTCCCACCTAGAAAACCACCTTGGATGAGGGGTCCAAGGTTATTGAGCGCAAGCTCAATATCATCCTGCAACACCACGCAACAATTTGCTATACCGGTCACACTTTCAAATGACTGATGCAAACCTAACAATACAGGTCCGGTAGAGCAATGTGCCAAATAACAAGAACCACAATCTCCTTTCTTCGTTATCGGGCCGCGCAAGGAATACGATGTGCATGAGTAGCTGGCTCCAGTATCTGCATGCCTGCAGAATACCTTGCCTTTGTAGCTAGTAACACCCTGTCTGTCATACATGTTACCGGCGGCAGCACGAGTTAAAATTCGGCCCTCAGCTCTAAGGTCCATCAGTAGTGTTTTTGGAAACAACTCTTGTAAACTCTTAAAGTTGGGCATCTGCCGCACTCTCATAAACATCAAATCCTTATCCGGAAGCATGAAAATATCTGATTGTGAAACAGTAATATGAAACATATTACTCCCCACACCACCATGGGTGTAAATAATTTCAAACTCCCGATGGAGGTGGAACAAATGATGATTTGCTACTAGGATGTTGCCTCCTATAAACAAACCATTGCCAAATTTTCTGTTGGTGCCGCAGGTCCGAACATATACCACATTCTTTCCAACAGCATCAACAACTTGACATTGTTCCAGCCCCTTCCATGATAACGTCTTCCTTCCAAAATCAAAAGCCCGTGAGGACTCTAGATCACAATAATATTTATCTACAGTGGAAGACATCATCGAACCCTGCAAAGCAGGGGTTTCTGCTGCTAGGGGCGTTTCCTTGGGTTCCTCTTTCCCTGTTACCAGGGATATACAACCCTTAACGACACCAGCAGCAATATAGGCGGTCATAACCATTATTAAAGCTCCGACAGCAGTTAACATAGCCTTTATAAAAGGTACCAACTTACCATACATCTTAGACTCTAATGCTTTTACCGCCCTACTCATTACAGTCCGCATAGCATACCGTGTTGCCCACTTCAATGCACAAGACAGCATGCCTTCACCCCATACCTGAATAAGGTGACAAATTAACTGGAAAAACAATATTCCCAAAAGAATAGTTTCGGCAATTGGGTCACATACATCTGGGGGGGGGGGTGGTGGATCCTCATGATGTTCATAATCATGCTCCACACCAGCCTGCAACACCCTATCACAAGTACAAAGAATTTTCTGACAATCCATACAAAATCTAATATTTTCCAATTTCTCATCGTGCTCCATCACGCGCTGTTGAACATGATTGTGTTCATCAATCGCAGTCTTAAACCAGACCAGAAATGGGCAAAGTCCTGAAAATGTATGAAGCAACTTGGGTTTCACTCCAAGCTTCTCACTCAATAGTTCTCCTTTCTTTCCTTTGGACTTAGCGGGTTGCTGGGTAAATATCCGTATATTCCAAATATCTAAGATATCACCCGTCTCAGGAAATGGTCCCGTCACTTTTGCAGGATCGAAACCATCATCTGTATCATCCCTAAATTCTTCTTTCACTTCCAAATCAATAACATACTTAAACCGTCGATGAACAGCATAAGCATTGTTGAATAACATGTCATTTAGATGAGAAGTGTTTGTAGTACCAATTACAAATTTAGGCATACAGATCGTTTTTCCTTTCTCATCAAGTGATGCCATATTGGGCATATAAGCCACATTATTAATCACCTGAATCACCTCTGACGTAGATGACTCGTAAACGTTCCCAATCCTATTAGGATTCTCGTTTGCAATATCATCTAAAATCACACACCATTTTGAAGTATTGTAACCTGACCAATACTGATCCCGAAAGTTTCTATTGTAAATTGAATCTTTACTAGGGGGTAGACCGGAAAATTGCGCAAAATTAGTGTGCAATATGCTCGCAAAAGTACTCTTAGCAAATTTTGGCTTAGAATTAAGCAAAACCGCAAAGGGTGCCTCACGCATTTGCTGAGCATGAATGCTATCTAAGACGTCATTCTTAGACTGCATCATTCTAACCAACATCGCAGAAATCGTCTTCTTTAAACTTCCTGAGACAAGGGAAGCTATTTCTTTACCTTGAGCGATGAGGCGTTCGCACTTACCCACGTAGACGGTTGGTAGTACCTGTCTTGATTTATCAGGACTATTGATATTAGCCTTATCAATATCAAGTGCATAACACTCGTCCAACCACTTGGAGTAAGCGGCTTCTTCATGAAAGAAGTGTAATATACTCTTAGTTTTAATTGCCAATATACCTCTTCGTAAAACATAATTTAATCCTCGGAGAAGGGTTAAACCATAGAAAGGGGTATATTCCGTCTTTTCAGCTTCTTTCATCATGCTTTCCACATAAGGAGACGGGTTCTCTCCAGGTGGAAAAACATTCAATATTATTCCCCAAAGGAAATAATACAATTCCTTGATATATCCAAAGGTTCGCGACCCTAGGTTATCAATTGAGGCATTAAAGAATCCTTCTAATGTAAGAGTCATATTATCGATGGTTTCTAGCCAACCATCCTGCATGGTATGCTCTTGCATAAATGTAGATACCATCGCTGCGATATCTTTAATGCTTGCGTTAATTTGTTCTTTGAAAACAGAGTAGAAGGTCAACAGAATTGACATTACTTCTAATTTGCTTTCCGCCTTAACCAACTGGTACATGGTTGTTATCGGGACCACGATCCTAGGATCAGTGACCACATCCAATACAGATTCCACATCATCAAGCCTTCCAGCTTGAAGTTGATTACGCGCAAATTTCAAATCAACGAGTTTACGATAATCACCATGGTTCTTTTCCTTATTTAATTTGGAAATGCACTTATCGTATAATACATTTTCCTTAAGTAATTCATTAGAAACAGCTCTAAGAACCTTTTTTCTCTCTCGCCTTTCTTTCCTCTTAGATGATATTTCCTCACGAGAAAGAGGTGGTGGTTTGGTGTACATCCTATAATCGATAGGCGGATGCCACCTTGGAACTTTTTCCAATAGTTCCTTGAAAACACTTTTCATACAATTAGTATGCTTCCATTTAAGGGCTCGCAGTTGTTGTTGTTCGCTTTTAATCGTATTCATTTTAATTGTACTCTGGTTTTTGGAAGACGTATTTATTCACCCGGTCGAAGGGCTAGTTATGTTTATCCCTAAGGCAACCTACATAACAAGGTACATCTCTAGAACTTATGATGTTATAAATATTATAAGTGCGGTCATGAGTCTAAAGTAATATATCCCGTACCAATATGAATCAGGGATTGATATCCTTGACAGTGCATCCAGAGAGCTTACCAGATGATGACTCGATTGAATATACTACAACACAAATAATATATGTCCATTTTTATGAATTTTTAATTTTCTATTTTTTTTAAAGTTTCCATTTAACAAGTGCTACAAGCAATCACACTCACATGAAATATACAACACTACCTACAAACAATCGGTAGTTTAATAAAAGAAACCGTGGCTTTTATATCCTAATATACTGGTCAGATATCAAGCGGATACAAAGCACAAAACCAAATTGACCAGTGGGGTTGGATATTTGTTATAGCACTTATCCTTGTGCAGTAGAAAAAACATTACCCTATTATAGATAGATTGATGACATTCGTGATTCTAGAAGGTAGATGTGACTATAGACAAACGTATTTATCTATAATGACAATCTAGCAACTAGGAGTTAACACTCAAAATGACGAAAGGTGTA